CAGATGTGTATAAGAGACAGATCGCGTTCTTACCGTTCTGAACAGTGACATTAGCCCCTGAACCCTGTGTCAGAATTACCGAATAGGGACCACTCGAACCCGAATCCGTGGTTGCATTCTCAATAATGAAGTACGCCGGTGACGTGTTCGGTGCTATCGTAACCGTATTGTTAGCACCAAGAGCGCCCGTAAACTTAATTACGCGGTACATCCCGTCCTGAAGGTTCTCGGTTCCGGAACCCGGAGAGGCTTCCCGTACCGTGAGCGTGTGCGTTGTCCCGGACAAGGCTACCGCCTTATACGAGGCAATCCTGTCAAGAATATCGGCATTGTGGTTCGTCGTAGTGCCCCAAGCACCGGACTGTTCACCAGAACCGATCTTCTCAATGCCAAAACCTGTCGTGTATGTTGAAGCCATGATCTTTTCCTATGCTGCCATCTTAGTCCAGTTTGGCGACTGCGTGTAAGTTATTGGGTTCCACTCTGCGTCCTGTCCGGGGACGATTTCGTTCCAAATTAGTACTGTTCCTACGGCAGTGGCCGCCGAAACACCCGTTAGCGGAACGTCTATCTGAGCCTCTACCGTGCCCACTGCGGTGGCCGCCGAAACACCCGTAAGAGTAAGGTTGGCAACGCCCGTAACCGTTACACTGCCCGTCGCGGTAGCCGCCGAAACACCCGTTGCCGGGACCTCTATCTTAACTTCTACACTACCCGCTGCGGTGGCCGCCGAAACACCCGTTGCCGGGACCTCTATCTTAACTTCTACACTACCCGCTGCGGCGGCCGCCGAAACACCCGTAAGTGCAACGGAAAGAGGACTATTCCAAGCCCCCTCGTTCCAAGTCCCTCTACCCCAGCCGGTAATTAAAGCCATTACGCAATCCGGATAAGCGCACTGTTAGCGTTATTTGTAGGCATTGTAACCGTAAAATCTCCCGCACTCGATGAGGAATCCCCGCCAAAATTAATCACGCAAACAGAGGGTTTGGCCGCGTGCGTTGTATCTCCGGCGGTTCCTGCGTTAGCTAAGGTAGAGTTGTATATCAACGCGCCGCGAGCACTGGTGATAGTCGCGTCGCTAAAGGTAACATCAGCCATGTCAATGAACGCCGTAGGAACAGAACTGCTGTTGTCCCCAAGTCCTATCGTTGCACTGGCTAGAGACGCTCCGCCCGCAGTATAATTGGTGCCACTTACTTCAGCGGTGGTAGCGTATCCCGTTGTGTCCGCATCAAAATCCGAAGAGTTCGTGTACATAGCGAACTTAAAGGTGTCGGCAGCAATAGAGCTTCCGTCTCCACGGGAATGCGAGGTCCAGAAATGAATCCCGGCATTTATCTCTTTCTTGTACGACCCGCAGATTGCGGAGGTTCCAATAGCCATTACAGTCTCCTTATGATCTCTGCCATGTCATCATGGCCCTGCTGCTTCATTAAAGCCCAGATTGTAGTTCTCTCGCTCCGCGCCATCTTGTTCATGTAAAATACTAACACTTCTTTAAGGCGTTCTCTATGTGCAAACGCCTGATCTCGTATGACAGGCGGGGCGGTGTCTGAAACGATCATTATCTTGTTCAAAGCCATCTCGGCCATCTGCTCCGGGGAGTGGCCTCCGTTATTGGAGGTAAAGACAAGGGCGTTCCCCATCTCGCTGGTTGCCAAACCGTCGGGCATTACTGAGCCTCTCTACGTATACGGTCGTACCGGTACTGATCACGCGTCTGGAGCCCTTCACCCAGATTCTTCATCCACTGCATGGATTCTTGAAAGCGCTTATCATACAGAGCCAAAAGATCCGGTTCGCCCTTCAGGAACGTATAGGCCTCGACCAGCGCCCCGTACAGCAAGGCTAATTCCGCATTCGTGCCCAACCAGCTTGTCCCATTAGAGGACACAGTGATTGATTGAGGGCGATAAAAATAATGAAGCTCCATTGTGTAGCTGGAATCCGGAGTGGGAGCCAACAAGAAGGTGGCTTCGTCCCAGTCTGCGTAATACTCCGGAACCCCGGTGGTTGCGGGGTTGGGCGTGTAGTCCTGCAACATGGTGGCTTGTTTATACAGCAGGAACTCTTTGCTGGACCCGTTGATGACGCTCAACGAGTTCTGCGCCAGAAAGTCACTCGGTTTTGCAAGATAGGCATTACCGGAAGACACCGTGCCCTGCGAGGACTTGCGAAAAACGTCAAGCTGGCACTCTTTCAAAATGCGTTCTTCTGCATTCAGAATGAAACGCGCCAACTGGCTGACAAAAGTTGTTTCCGTGCTCTGCACGTAGTCCTGTATCGCTGTCTTCAGCGTCGTATAGGTATATGCCATTTTATGCGCTCACGGTTACGGGGCCCGCAGAAGAGACTCCACCGCCCCCTTCTACGTCACCCGTTGTTGCGGTTCCACTGCTGGCGCTAAACGTGTAACTACTATCATCAACTTTAGTTATAGAATATCCGGCAGAACTTTCGACAGTTGCCGAGGAGAACCCGTCGAAGGGGTCTACATCGCGGAACCGAACCGTGTCGTCCGTGCTTCTTCCGTGCCCTGGTTCCGTAACTGTTATGGTCGCAGACCCGCTACTTCCCGAACGAAAAGCGTCAAAGGGAAGAAGAACGGTAACCGCCGGTTCCGTCCTGTCAGGCCGTGGATTACGCAGGGCTTGCGGATCTGCGGGAGTTTTTAGGACCGTCAACTGGGGCTGCTTGGATTCCCACTCGTCCTTGCCGACGAGCATTCCGGTCCACTCTTTACGCATGTCCTTCAAACGATATGCAGCACCGGAGCGGTCTGATATTCCTAAAGCGTACTTATTTGAAGCAAACCGCGCCATTACGACGTTCCGCTAAGATAACTGTACGCTGGAACAACACTAAAGCTTGCGCGATCCCGGTCTTCTTCGGCGGCTCTAAGAAACTCCTCCTCATAAACGGCCTTTAGGAACTGCATTCTATCGGGGGCTCTTTTCATTGAAATATAGTACGCCAGACCCGCGGCCAGACAGGGGTAGAACCGGAAGGGGACCTCTACGGTGTTTATTGACGCATCCGCATCGTCTATTCGGACAAGGCGGTCGTAAATTATAACATCCGTACTATTCTCAGGGGTGAGCCACACTTTAAGAACCGGCGTTATCTGTCGATCTACGTAGAACTGTATCGGCCTGCCCGTTGACGACTTGGTGGGGATGCTTAGATAGTCATCCCGGCTAATCCGGCTGATGGAGATATCAGAGTCGCTACGGCGAACTACGGCAGACAAAATATCAATGGTAGATTGAACGTCATCAAGGCTGGGACTTGCACTGATCGTTGTGCTAGCCAAGCTGGTTCCACCTGTTATCGTCTCCCCGGACGTAAACGTACCAGAAGGCACTGTCAGAGTTACCGTTGTGGCGCTCGGCTTTGTTATGATGGCGGCAGTCACAGCGCTGGTTCCACCTGTTATCGTCTCCCCAAGGGTCAAGCTTGCGGAAGACCCAACAGTGGCTGTTATGGTCCCTACGGGATATGACGAAATACCAGAAGCAACGGTCTGGCTGACTTGGTTAATAGTCCAGCGGTTAAGGCCGCGGTTAGCCCAATCGGCAAACAAGAAGTTCATGGACCGGCGAGCAGTTACGGCATCGTACCCAGTGCGGAACTCAAGACCACAACGCTCAAAGGCTTCCTCGACGTAGTCGGCTACGTTAGGCTCAAAATCCTTAGACCCGGAAACAGCCATAGTATGAGAAACCTTTCATGTTAACCCCAAAGGGCGCTCTTTATCGCAACCCCTAAATGTCCTAAGACCATCAGCCCCACGGCCCACATAACCCTCTGGGACCCGTCCAACGACTTCTGTATGTGGTACAGGTCGTTGGTTTTTATGGTGTCCAGCTTCTGGTCCATCAGCTTCAGGTCCCCCCGAAGCTCCAGGATCTCCAACTCATTCTTGCGCCCTAGATTCTCGGCCACTTCTCCGACCTACATCAGTACTGTTTCAAACAGTAGAGCACGATTGAATACGTGTCCCCACTTCCGTGTCCCACTGTTGTAAGTTGAATGTCTCCCGTCTTACCACCAGAGGCAGCAACATTGGGAAGACCGCTCATGTCAGAATAGTCTAGGGTGTCTGAGTAATCTGCCGGAAGTTCCGCCGCAATAACGTCAGTGGAAGCGTCCCAGAGAAGTTTGACCCCCATCCCGACATTGGTAAACGTGATCTTCTCAATACGAACCCCGGTGCAGGCCGTTCCATCTTGCAGGGACGCAAGCGCAGACACGTCTACTTTAACAACCGCAGATTCACCTGTTCCGTCGCTTGTGTTCGTACAGTAAATGACTGCCTTTCTGGGGCCGTCTTCTACTGTGGTAGCCGTTACAGCATCCGCCATGTCGAACTCCTTATGAAAGGGTGGGAGCGGTTAAACCCCTACCCAAAACAAATTAACTTATAGTAGCAATAGGAGTGGACAGGGCCGTTACCATCCAAGTGGAGTTGGTTCCGTCATCGACAACGCAGGTCATCGAGATGCGGGCATTAGCTACTGTTGAGTTTGGCAAGGTCAATGTATCGCCCGCAACATCGCTAACAGGGTTAGCCGCCGTACCAGACACCAAGGTCAACATGCCTTGGAAATTAGACACTGCACTACCCGGCAGTACGAATGTGGTTGTTACACTTCCGCCGACAGCTACAGTAAGCTGAAAGTCATAAGTCACACCTACGTTGCCTGTAGACAACGCGGGAAGGTTAACAATATTTGCCGCTGCACCGTTAATCAAAAACAAAGTTCCTGATTGAGCCGCCGTCAAGGTCTCTGTTGCTGCCCCCGCTGCATTGAAGTCTGTGTTAACAGAGCGTCTGGCAGTGACATAACCACTAGTGGTTATGTTGCCGCTGCTGTCTATATCAAGGTTCGTGGTGACTGTGCCTGTTCCCGAAGCAACAGAAATCTGTTCGAAGCCGTTTTCTGAACGGACGGGACCGTTAAAAGTCGTGTTAGCCATCTGCTTTC